GGGCAAATAGTGTAGGCCATATTCCCACATGAACCCCTGCTGTTTGACTCATGCAGGACCAAACGCTTCTGGCTCACATGGTATGTTGCCGGATACTTTCCCGAAAAATAGTCCTTAGTTTGTAAGTTAGTACCACAGTACTCAACCAAGGCCAGTTCATTATCCACGCAATCCTCAATGGGCTTTAAGCATGGAAGCTTCGGGAATGATTTGAAATTTTCCGGCAATTCCATAACCGCCAGATCGTTATCTGGGAAATGAGTCCAGTCATCATGGGCTGGAATCACCCAGTCCATAGAGCTGCAGCCATGGCAATCAACCACAACTGCAGTCCCAGGAGGGAGACAATCCGTCTCGTGACTGGAGGTCAACAGAGCATCTCCAACACGGCCCATGCGGAAAATAATATCTTGCCCTTTTCGCACATACAATTCCTTACGAGCGCGAGCGACATCAACCAAAGCTTGTTTTTCAACATCATTGATTGGAGTTGTTTCCTGATCAGTTACAACGAAATCTGAACGACTTACCTCTGAAGGTTCCACGTTCGCCTTTGACCATAAGCTAACAACCGCCTCCTGAATTTGTTCAGCAAGAGATTGTTTTGCTGGCTGGGCAAAGATACGAGCACGTGCCTCATTATAAGCCTTCTCACGCTCCTCAAAAGAGAGAGTTGGCGTTGCTGGAGGCTTTTCCTCAACAATCTCACTCTTCTGCTCTGTAGGATCACGACGCAGAATAGTGATTGGAGATGCTTGAACACCAACGCTCTTTGTCATAACGACATTAGCTTTTTGATTAACCATCTGTTTCACTAAGGAAACAGCAGCTTGTTCATCAACAACACCATTAACAGCGTCATCGATTACTGCACGCATATCGTCATCTAGAAGAACCCAGCTGATCCCATGCTCATCACAAAAGTTGCGATATACATCCACCTTTTGCGCTTGTTTAACTGCTGTCTTAGCAGCAACATAAGTTTGCACTGCTTGTTGGATTTCTTTAGCTTTATCACGACCAAACATATGGTTCATTTGACGAATTGCTTTCTCCTTCTTCTTCGTAGACTTCTTCGCTTGCTTCTCGATTTGCTCAAACTTTTCTAGGACATTACCTTGCTTCTGAACGTTCACACGCGCAAAAACACCAGGCACAATCTTGCCTCTTCCGTAATCATCTGTCATCACGAGAGTGGCTCGTCTACCTGTCCGATCAGTAAATCCAAGTTCTTGCAACTCTTTTGCAAGCTTACCAGCATTAAAATCGTAGGTCTTTGCAGATTTGGCATGGAATTTACCAAAAGCATCCTTCTCAGGAAGTTGATATCTAACCCAGCTCATACCTTTAAAAACCTCAGCATCTTTATCAGTACCATACATCAAGGTTGGTGGTGCTGATTTACCAGGTTTGGGAGTATACTTAGAAGATTTTAGTCTTCCCTCTTTGAGAACGGGATCGTTAAGATAGCCATATCCTAATGAAAAATAGTCTTCCTCAGTAGGACCCTTAGCTCTCTGCCATTCATCGAAAGTATAATACTCCGGAGTTCCAAGTTCAGCCAATTGCTTACGACGAAGCTTGGAATATGCCTTGACCAGAGCGTAGATAATGACAATAACAGCCATTATCCCTAGAGGAATGAAAAACTTAGCTCTACAGTACCACTTTTTGAGCTGTGGCACCTCAGTGGTTTCAGTAATGTCCTCTTCAACATAATCCTCATCAAAAGGATTTGTTGAACCTTCACGGAAAAATTTTCTGCGCACTGTACGTTTGAAATTAGTCGTCTTCTGCTTCATTTCTTCACAGGTTGGACGACCTTCCCAACAACGCCTACAAGTTTCTCCGAAAGCTTTAACTGATTCACTAGCACCATTCATCCATTCATTGAACCCTTGTTTTTCGAGCTCATCTGAAGGAGTGTTGGCAATAACTGCATCAGCAGCTTCTGAGAACTCCCGTGATAGCCTCTCCAGTAAAGGTGAGTTTGCTGAATCTGCAAGTCGCTCTTGCTCTTCACGTGTCGGAAACATTCCTTCTGGTTCTTCTTGAAATGATCTATGACGACGTTTCCTTTTCAGGTTTTCATCGTCACTTGAAGATCCACTTGGACTACCAACTCTTTTCCATGGAGGAGATGGATTTTCATCAATGACAGTTCCAAAAACTGTTGTTTGTGGAATTGTCTTATTGTCTACCTTCCGCAAAGAGTCTTGACTCTTTTGCTTCCCCTTTTCCATAGATTTACGTGTAGCTTTAATCTGATGCTTTAAGAACTTTATTTCGGACCTCAACTGTGCATTTGCATGCTCAGCCTTGTCCAAAATGTCCTTA